ATCGGCTATCTTGGAGATGGGATACCAGAACCAACTGGCCAACTGTCAGCAGACGGGCGCCCTCACGCAGGCTATCAACGCAGCGTCGGTGCAGAACCAGCAGAACTTCACCATGCTGGGCAACCAGTTGCAGCAAGGATTCTGTCAGGTGGGCTATGCCACCCAGGCACAGACCTGCGAGATCATTCAGGCGGGCAACGCCAACACCCAGCGTATCATCGACACGCTGAACTGCCATTGGTCGCAGGACCTGCAGCAGCGCTACAACGACACCCGTCTGGAGTTGAGCCAGCTGAAGCAGAACGAGACCCTGATTGCCGCATTAAAAACCACTTAATTCTGACAAATTATGCTATTATTCAAAGATTCCAAAGCCGGTTATCCGGTATATATGCTCGACAAGGAGTCCATGCACGTCCAGGAAGGACGGATCGTCAACGTGGGGCAACCTTACATCGAACCCGCCAAACCGGGACAGATGGCGCCCAGTATGCAGCGCATCGTGGATGTCACCGTGGAAGCGGACGGGAAGACCCTTACGTATGCCATACCTGAAATGCTTTCCGTCACCTACGCGGGAAACATGGTCATCTCCACGGAGCGGGAGGATGTGGTACGCGAAGTCAAGGCCGTGCGGCAGCACAGTGTGTCGGTCATCGAGAGCGTGGACCGACACAAATCCATACTGGAGAAATGTGACACTATCCTGGCCGAATTGGATGTGGAGTACAAGGAAAAGCGGGAGAGGGACAGCCGAATGGACCGTCTGGAGGACGGACTGAACACCGTAAAAGAGATGGTGGAAACTTTGGTTAACGGCATCAAGCGCAGCTCACTGTAGGAAGAGAGCGGACGGAAGGGCAAAGGGCACGATTCACATCGTGCCCTTTTGCGTTTAAAACCTTCCAAATAAGATAGATTTACTAATCGTGAAAGTGAAAAGTGAAAACTTCAAGAAGGCTCCAGCTTTCAAATTTCGTATGACTGAATTGTATGACAAAGGTACTTCGACAAGAGGTGATTACGTGTATGACCGTCTGTAACTATGGTTAAAGCGGGACAAACGGACATAAAAAACTCCGAGCGATTCACATCGTCCGGAGCTGAACAAATAAATAAAATATTATTGCACACCGTAACGCTTTACGGCATCTTCTTGCTTTCGTGTGGGAACAAAGATAGGAATTTCTCCTGAATACGCCCAAGCTTTCCCTTGGAACCATGGTTAATACGGGACACCTCGTGCTTCATCATTCGCTTGACGTAGAATTTCTGGAACTCCACCATCTTCTCGCGCTGTTCCCGCTCCGGGCATTTAGGTTTCCACCTGCTGGCCGTATAATAGAAACAGAGGGCCTTGAAATCGGGGATGGAGATATGCGCTTTGAAGCGTCCACGCTGGCGAAGGAGCCAATAGCTGTTCCAGTGGCCCTCGTGAAACTCGTAGGTCAGACAGATCAGTCCCCTGCGGGCCTCATCCCACACTACATGATAACGCCAACCGTACTTGGCGTGCTCCATCTCCGCCTCGTCCACGGCCTCTTTGTACAGGCGGCTGGCCTCCAACAGGTAGCGGGCCTCGCGCCTATGTCGCAGCCCCTCCATAAGGAGACCGACCGCTTGCTTGATTCTTTTCATTGCTTTCATTTCCTTTCCATATTAATCGTATTACATAATCATCTCGATGCTCTGGGCATTCTCTCTCATCTGCTGTATCTGCTTCAGGCGCTCCTCGGGCGTCTTCTTGCGTTTCACGGGGAAGCGGTCCCACTCCATGCGCGACACCCACAGGCCGATACCACGGCTCATCACACGGTCATCGTGCTTGCCGGGTATGGCTCCGTACTTCCCGTTGGGGAACTTCATAAAGTAGGTGCACTCCTTCAGGGCCTCACGCTCCCTCTCCAGATAGAGTCCGTCACGGATACACGTACCCATATACTTGATCAGGGCGCTCTTGGTGTCGGCGCTGGTGTGGAAGCCCCATTTGATATCCTTGGTCATCGTCTTGTCCGTCATGCTGTACTTACGGCTGCAATAGAGATGGTCGTAAATGGGCAGCAACGTAGGGAAAAACAGTTCGCTCATGTTCTCCGTCTCCACATCGTTCATGCGGCTGTAGGCGGTGTTGTTCTCCACCACGAGCAGGGCATCGTGGTAGTAATGCGCAATCTGGGCGCACTTGATGGCCAGCAGGTCAGGATCGGTATGTCCCCACCATTCCGCCACCACACGCGGGCCGGCATCCTCGTTGAGCATACCTTCCTCGTCCAGCATCATGTCCTCGCGGTCAAACACGGTAATCACACTGTAGTCACTCGTCTTATAACGCCCTCCAATATCCACGGACACCAGGTAGCGGTACTGCAACAGGTCCTCGCGGCTGGGCTGCTCCCATATCTTCAGGGGACCTCCGTGACGGGCATATACCTTCAGGTGCTCGATGCTGTCCTTGCCCTTGGGTACGACACCCTCGATGTCGCCCACCACAAGCGGCTTGCGGCAGAGCCTCATCATCTGCTCGATCTTGTAGAGGTCGAACTCATTCTGGCCGCTGTACTTGAAGGCCTCCACCGCATTGCTGGGAAACTCCTGCTGCATATCCTCGATATCCTGGTATTCGCGCATCTTCTCCCTGTACCAATAGATGCCCTCCAGCGTGGCACCGATGCTCCACAGCCAATAGAGGTAATCCCCATGGTTCACCTTGTCCTCCTTGCGCTGGATCAGCGTCAGGGCCCACTCCTCCAGGTCGGGCGGCGTGAGGCGGTACATCTCTATCTCGTACCAAGCCACAAACAGGGGCTCGAAGGCACTCTCTTTCTCGCCGTACTCGTTCACGCGGTTGGCTCGGTCCCACTCATCCTTGAAGAAGTTCTGGCCGTTGGCCGTACTCTCGTAGACGATCATGGTGAGCGGCTTGGCGGGGATACTGGAGGTGGTGGACTTGATAAGACGGCGAGGGTCGTACTTCTCGGTCTGCGGCCAGAAGGCCACTTCGGTACAGTGAGCCAGCGCCGTATTGCCGCTTCGCGGTCCCTCAGGGTTCAGGGCAGTAGAGGTGACAATCTCGCAGTTCCTCGAGGGGATAACCGTCACGTTCGGCGTGCCGCCTCCCTTCATCTTCGGCTTGTCCTCCTCATAGGGCACGCCCTCCTCATACAAAAGGAAATCGGGCAGCTGGGTGATCAGGCGCACGTACATCTTCTTCACCTGCTCGGCGGAGTAGCTTTGGTGACCCACAATCACGCTGTTCCACGACTTCATCCAGAAGAACTGGATCCAAGCCATGTAAATCTGTACCGCAGTGGAGCCTCCCCACTGGCGGGCCTTCAGCAGAATCAGGCGGATAGGCTTGCCGGCCAGCCTCATCGCCTCCAGCTTCATAATCAAACGGATTTGGGCGGGACGCAGCTTGAAGGGAATATCATCCCCTCCTTCCTTGTTCTGGATGCGGGCATAGACGTAGCAATAGAAATAGATGTCGTGCTTGACCCAGGCTTTCAGGAAGCTGCGCAGCACCGTGTCCCGCAGCTCCTCGTTGTACTCCCCATAGGTTTGCAGGCAGAACGCCTCGATGCTGCCCGCCTGACACAACCGATACACCATCCCCACACTCATCATAGGCACGGGCAGATAGAGCGTGGCAGACACGCCGGCATAAAGGTCGGGGATATGCACGGCACGCCGCTCCCCCGGTGCACGCTCTCCCGTAATCGGATTGTAATCGGGAAAGAGTTCACGGGTGCGGCGCTCATTCTCCTCCACCATGTGTCGGGCCGCTATCCTGTCCTTGCTCAGTACCTTGTCCTTATCCATCTTTTCTCTATCCTCCTATACACATAACCACATGCCAACATCGCCAGGTGATGCCAGGCTGCCAGACCGGGTATCAGCAGGCCTGCCGAGGCGGGCAGAACGAGGCCCGCCCAGTTCCTCCTCGACAACAACATGCCGAAGTAGAAATAGAGGACCACACTCCACCCCAGCACAGGCGGCGTCTTGGGCAGCCACTCCCAGACCATCGAGGCGCATGCCAAGGCCGCCAGCGTGCGCCCTACCGTCACCACGCGGTAGAGCAGCAGCCAGGCCACCAGGTTGCAGGCATAGTGCAGCCAGCCCGTATGCCCCATCATATACAGGAAGGGCGAGGCGGCACAGACCTCTCTGTACGGCATCCAAACCAGGAGCGGCAGAAAGATAAGCAGGCAGCGTCTCATTTCGCTCCCTTCCTCTTGGCCCGCTCCTCCAGCAGGATGTCGTAGATACGCATGGGCGAGAGACCGATGCAGCACGCCCCTTTTTCGATAGCCTGCTTGGTGGCCTCCCAGGGCCTGAGGCCACTGTTCACCAATCGGTTGCACTCGCTGATATATCCGATGTACATCTGCATCGGCCAGTAACCGCCTTGCGGCAGTCTGCGCTTTTTCACCCAATCGGAGTAAATGTTGTATCCCCGTTCCTCACTGATGTAGTAACGGTCCACGGGACGACGCGCAATCACCTCGCAGATCTCCGAAATGGTGACAGGACCCTTGGAGGCGGCCAGCACCTCTCTGTACATTTTCACCAATAGTTTGTTCCGGCTAAGTTTTACCTCGCTGACATTTCCCTCGTGTCGCATGTTGATGAAGCATTGATTTGCTCAAAATTAATGGATGAGTTTGGCAAGTTATAAGTTGAGGGGTAAAATACTTGTCTAAATTCGCACAAAATGATTCTTTAACTCACTAAAATTATGAACGAAGGAGATAATCAGAAGAAACCCACATGGCGGGAGATGCTCTCACAGCGAAACCCCGACCTGAATCTGGACGACGACGAGGCGGTCAGTCAGTATATGGGCGAGACGCTGGGCGACTACGACAAGATGAAGGAGTCGCGCCAGCAGTTCAACGACATGCTGGGCGACAGCCGGGCGGCGGGCCTGGTGAGCGGACTGGCCACGGGCATGAAGGAAGACGGCTCTCCGTTCTCCCTGAATGAGTATATGGCCCAGAACTACCTGGAGGACTATGCCGCCGGCATGTCGGTGGACGAGATCGCCCAGAAGGCCAAGGAACTCGAGGCGGCACGCATCAAGAAGAATGCCGAGGATGCCGAAAAGAAAGCCAAGGCCAAGAAACAGCTGGCCGAGGACTACGACGCCTCCGACAAGGCGCTCACCGAGGCGGCCAAGGAAACCAACGTGGACGAAGCCACACTGCAGGCGCTCACCCTCTGGCTCTATGGTACCGAGGAAGAGGAAGGGGCGGCGGACCGTGCGGCCGCACTGCGCCTGACCAAGGAGGACTGGACGCGCCTCATCTATGCCTTTAACCGGGATGCCGAACAGGAGGAAGCCCGCAAGGAGGGAGCCCGCAGCTCACGCTCGCGCCGGCCCTCACACCGTGATCTCTCCGAAGTGCCCACCGACACCGGAGCGGGCGGCGGCGAACGCGCGGCCTCCAGCGAGGACCCCACGGCCGAGGTATATGGCCGCATGAAACGCAGATTCCAATAATCAGTTATTCATTAATAAAACATTTGAGGTATGAGAAAGATTACAAAATCATTCAATTATTTGCTGCAGGTGCTGATGATGTTCCTCATCGGTGCTGCAAGCGGCGGTTTTGCCGCAGCGGCTGCCACCCTCGCCACGGGCGAGCAGGTAGG